ACATAGTCACCGGCGTTACCGAATGACGATGCAGTGTTGGTCAACTCAATGTAACCATAACGTGTCATGAATGACACCACTGGTTCAAAGGTTGATGGATCCAACACAACACCACTGCTCATCAACGGAATGTATGGGCAGTAGAATGCAGGAGCGTCAGCTTCTGAAGAGCCTTTGTAGCCAACCAGAACTGGAGTTGTATCGCTGGCATAACTGTCAACGAACACTCTCATGGAACCGTTCAATGTACCAACAAACTTGGTGTTTGTAGGTGCTTCGAAGGTGCCTTCTGTGGTGCGAGCAAAAGCTGAAGTTGTTGCAGATTGCAACACTGTCAACGAAGCTGAACTTACAACAGCGTAGTTACCAGCGCCACGACGTGTACGTTGGGCGATCAAGTTAGCAACACGGTTGATCAACACTGCCAATGCGGCGTGTTCGTCACCAACGAATGTAGCTGTACCTGAAACGGTAGCTTGGTTGTATGTGAACTCAGTAGAAGCCAATGAGCGCAAGCTCAAAAGAATCTCTTGGTCAATTTCAGCGGTAATCTCTTGTGCCAGAGCAGCCATGATTTCTGCTTCAACGTCAATACCATGCATGGCTTGTGCGTCTTGTGCAGATTCAAAAGTCCAACGAGCTTGCAGCTTGCGGGTCTTGGCTTCAACAGCTTGTTTCAAGATTTGAACGCTGATTTGCTTACCGCCAGTACCTTCCATCACTGCTGTGTTACCACCAGTGTAGGATGTAGCTGTACTTGTTCCTTGGGGAACAGTAGAGTAAGCTGTAGCAATTGTGAATGGGCTCAATGCTTCTTGGCCGGCTGTTACAGAAGTAGCAGCAGCTGAAGAGTCAGTCAAGCTCTGTGCATAACGCACACGCAGAGTGTGGATTTGACCAACAGGGCCGGTCATTGGCTGAACGCCAACCAACTCGTTAGCAATAACGGTTGGCATCACACGTCGAATCACTGGAAGAATAACACGGTTAAGTGTAGCAATGTTGCCAGAAGCGGTTGAACCAGCACTTGCATTTTCTTTCAAGTAGCGACGGGTGTTCTCAAGGATAACACTCATCGAGTTGCGCTTGGTGCCGTTCAGACCTTCAAGCAGAGCTTCTTTGGTCTCGCCCCAGCGACTTTCTAAAAGTTCTTGTGACATTTAAGTCTCCTAAATTTTTATTATCACAGTCCAGCCAGTCTCTTGAGGTCAATCACATTGCTGCGATTATCATCAGATTCTGACTTTTGTGGAACTGTCTTATCACCGGTAACTGCGGATACTTGTTCAGAGATCACCTTGCGGGCTTTACCTGATCGGTCTTCCAACACTGCTGGTAGATACTTTTCAAAAGCATTTTTCAAACGGGTAGTTTGAACGCTTTCAAGCAAATTACGCATGACTTCTTGCTTTTCCTTGTTTAAGGGACGTAGCAATTCATCCATTGTGCTTTCACGCTCATTGGATTCTTTAATCATACGCAGTTCGCGCTCTTTATTCTCAACCAAGACTTTGGCTTTCTCGGTGAGACGAATTGCCTCAGACAATTTCTTGTCTTTGTGCGCAATTGTGTTATGCAACTTACGAACTTCGGCTTTCTCATTTAAGTGAGTAGCGCCAAATTCAGTAGCATACGCTTCGAAGATACGACGACCAAAATTGTTCTCACGAGCAACTTTGATGTCTTCTTGCAATTGGTTCAGTTCAGCCTTCAGATGACGGCTAACAGCAGAACTCATTTTTTGTGCAGATTCTTTGATGAATCGTGACTTGAGTCCTTCTAGCTGACTACGAGCTTCACGTACTAAACGAACTTTTGTTTCTACAACATCACGTTTGTCTTTGGCGAACTCTGTAATTTCTTTAGCTAGAGCCTGCACTACGAAGTTTTCAAGTTTGTTGACACCTTCGGCATGCATCTTACGGTCTTTACGCAGTTCAGAAATTTCTTCAGAAAGTTTTGTAACCATAAAGCTGTTAAACTTAGTGGCTGATTCTTTCATCTTGTGTTGAAACTTCACACGGTCTTCGGCCAAGTTACGCTTTTCAGCAGCAACTTGTACCAGTTCTCCTGCGAGACCTTCTGTTACCATCTTATCTAGGGCTTCTACCATCACTGACTTGTCGTGCTCATAGCGTTGTGCAAACTCCTCACGAAGTTCAGCACGAACCATCTCACGAGCTTCTGTCAGTTTAGATTCCCAAGCTTCGTTGAGTTCCTTACTGACATCTTCGTTGATTAATCCGCTATCTAGCAATGGTTTAATAGCATCAAACATGCTTTATTCTCCTTAGATTTTAAGTTCTCGGATAAGGCGTTTAACCTCACCTGCGAGATACTTTTTCACTTTGTCGTCCTGACCAGACTCTCTAGCCATCTCTAAGATCTTATGACCGTTTCTCATGTTCATGAGACCTTCATAGATTGCTGTAGGATACGCATTAGGAGCACTGGGTTGGGCAACCACATCTATAGTGACGATTTCAAAGTCACTTACATGTCCGGTTCTGTCATCAACATTACCTGATCCACGACTGCTAACACCCAGCTTCACGCCCGATGTCAACAGTGTCTTTATCAATTCACCCATTGGGGTTGGCAGAATTTTCAACTTACCGCAACCAGCATGTCCGTCCATCCACATGCCTTCAACTGTGTGACACACACGATCTAAATTAATCTTGAGATCGTCTGGATGGTCCACTTCACCTAAAACGGAGTTACCGTTACGGATCTGTTCGTTGATGGTTTCAACTGCCTTGATAATTTCGTGTCTAGGATAGATACGCTCATTTGCATTTTTCTTGTCGCCTTCAATGCAAATGCCTTTGAGATAGAGGTGCTTCTTGCCGCCAACATCAGCTTCTTCCAAAACTTGGATGTTGGCTTGGCTAAAAGTAAGATCTTCTCTTAGGTATCTTGATGACATTTAATTAACCCTTACGACCGCTTGGTAGTGGGCTCTTTGTGTTCACGCCTGATGCTTGGCCCAAATGTGGCTTGGTAGCAGGCTTGAGATCTTGTGTTGACTGAGCAGGTGTGTTGCCCACTTTGCCAATCAAGTCTTTGGTTGAGTTGCGATAAGCAGGGGTGTCATGATGACCACCTTCGCTTGCGCCTGTGTGTACTGGCTTGCTGGCCATACCAGTTGCGCCTGAGTTAAATGCCACAGGACCTGCTTTGCCATTGCCTTGTTCAGCAGTGACTGGCTTTGGAGCAGCTTTCAAGCTGATAGCTTCCATCATGCCTGGTTCCATTTCGCCAGTGTCGTCCATTTCAATAGCGTCGCCGCCTTCATCAGGACCAAAACCGTCGCCGTCGACCATGCCCATGTCGTCACCGCCCATGGCAGCTTCAAACTCGGCCATCAACTGGTCCAGTTTGTCTTCTAAATTCATAATGTCGTCTTTGGTAGCAGTTTCATCACTGCCGCCTTCGCTACCACCAAACTCGTCGTGATCAGCTTCTAAATCACCAGTTAGGTCGTCGCCAGCTTCTTCAGCTTCGTCGTCAAATTCAGCATCAGCGTTATCTTCGCTTTCCATGCTCATTTCTTCTTCGGTTTCGACGTTGTCAATGAGGTCTCCGGCTGCACCGCCGTCTGCGCCCATCATGCCTTCTTCAAGGTCTTCTTCTTCTTCGGCTTCGTCTAGTTCTTCTTCGGCTTCTTCAGCCATTAAGTTTTCATAGATAGCACGACTTTTTTCCACAACAATGTCGTGAAAAAGTTCGCGGGCTTTTTGTTCTTCGTCATTAATGACGTATTCGATTAGTTGTTCGAAACGGTTCATATTGGGTAAACTCCTATAGGTAAAGTGTGCTGTTATTTAATATAACAGTCAAAAACTATAGTGTTTAACCCTCAAAACGGCTGTTTTTTCTCGCCGACTGATTAGGCTAAGGGTTGTGCTGGGGGTTGATACTGTTTGCGTATCAGTTTGAGTTTGTCTTTGAATTCTACCGAACGAATGTCGTTCATTTTGCGCAGTTTGTTTAGTTGACGCAATGTAAGACGAGTCTTGCGCAGGTCGCTGAGTTGCAATTGACTGTTGTCTTGACTCAGGTCCTGATAGGCTTGAGGCTGTTGATTGTAGATTTCTGTCAGTAGCATGTTGTTATTTATAACGTTCCTGGTGCGCCGGGGCCAGCAGCTGGAGGCGCTGCTCCGGGTCCTGTCATGCCTGCTGCGCCTTCTGCGCCTGGTTGATTCATGGCTGCCATCTCGTCTCCCATAGCAATGTCAGATTCCATACCACCTGGTGTTACGCCCACAGCTCGTAAGTCGCTACCGGCCACAGGAGGTGCATCAACGTCATCATGTTCTTCACGCCACATTTCTTCGTTCTTCTGAATTTCATCTTCAGTCAATCCCAAGAAACGTTCCAGCATAAAACGCTTGCTCATGTAAGGCAACTGTTCTAGTGCAGTAAATGACGTTATTCTGGTGTTATCTAATTCGCTTTGACGATAACTTGCAAAGTTTTGTGGCGCATTAAACTTGATGTTGAACAGGCTAGAGTCAATGTTAAACCCGCGCCATTTTAAGAACATCTTGAATTCATCGTCCAATTTCTGCACAATTAGTGCTTGCAAACGCTCACAATACTGGTTGAATCTGTACTCTTGAATAAGGGCTGTGCCTACTTTTCCGTCGCTTGTTACACGGTCTGAGTCGTCTGGACCAGTGGGCAAATAGCTGGATGGCACACGCAAGCCACGAGCCATTTTGTTATTAAAGTACTTTAAATCGTCAATTTCGCCTAGGTTCTGACCGCCTGGCAATGTTTCAACTGATGAGCCACGACCGTCTTGACCTTGCGGAAAGAAGTAGTCTTCACCCACTGAAAGTGGGTTGTAAGATGCATCCATCATGTTGTTGCCGCCACCTGTTACTGTGGGGATTCTGCGTTGATGCATTTCGTTTTTCACACGTTCCACAAACTGCATGGCCAAGTGTGAAGGCATGTTGCCCACGTCAATTTTGAAGATTCGTCGCTCTGGAGCACGTTGCACACGATAGATCAAAATAGAATCTTCTAGCAATTGCTTTTGTTTGAACACCATGTAGATGTTTTCCAATATGCTTTTGCCAAATGGCCAAAACACATCCAGGCCTTCATTCAAGCTCATATGCACCACATGCTTGGCGTCCAAACAAACTTCGTTCATGGCTGTCATGAACCTTGAATTTCCTGTTCCGCCGCCTGTGCCGCCGTTGGGCATGGTATAGTTAGAGCTGCCAGAAATTGACCCAGTAACAGGATTGGTCATGTAGTCTGTGGTAGTCTTTGCTGCCACAGTCATGTTTTGGAAGTTGGGGTTGATGTCACGGATCACATACTGTTCAGGACGTTTGCCTTCTGATTCGTTCACAATCACACGGGCCAACTTGCTCATGTCCACCCACATCATTTCAAATGTTTCTGGATCACGCACAAAGATTTGGTCGCCATACTTGATGGTGTTGCGGAACAGTTTGAATATGCGCTGGTCTAACTTGTTCAGTTTCACCCACTGCTTCATCTGCTTGCGGATGATTTCAATTTCGTGATCGGTAGGCTTGTCTTGGTAGTCAATGTCAAATGGCGTGCCGTTTTGTTCGTTTAGCTGTGTGGAGAACTCTGCAATAATGTCCAAGCAGGCGTTGATTTCTGAGTCCATGTCCATGTTCTCATACTGGTTGTAACGCTCAATACGATTGGGGTGTCCTGAGTAAACTTCAGGCAGTCTGCTGGCATAATTTCGAAACACAAAATCGTTTGTGTTGTTGCCTGTTCCGCCGTCGTTTTTGCCATATCCAGGAAATCCAAACTGGTTGGTGCCTGATATAGGACTCATCACTCCAGAAGTGTCTGCTACTTTGAAGTATTTTTTCCAGCCGGGTTTGTTTTGTTCTGCCATGGTTGTTTATTTACCGTTAGTTCTGTGTGTAACGCAACATTTTTTCGCTGGCCCCAGCAGCCGCAGCATTGGTTCTGCTGATTTCTTTTAGTGTAGCCAGCATTTCAGCGTCCAATGGATTCTCTGTTTGCTGTTGAGCAATCATCTTAGCAAAGAAATCTTCGTAGAATGTTTTCATCATATCAGCAAACTCAGTTCTAGTTTGAGCAATTGCTTCGCTGCTGTCTTTCTTGGTGTCAATCAGTTCCTTGATTCGTCCAGCAAGTGCATCAGCTACTGTGTCTGAACCTACCATCTCGGACATTCCTCTTGTTCCAATTTTAGCTTGGCCTAAATCATAGTTCATCAACATGCCTGATTGCACAATTTCTTTCCAGAGTTTTGGATCAGTGATCATCTGTGTGGATTTGTCGTATGCTCCTAGTTTGCCAGCAATTTTTTCCAATATTGCCAGATCAGTGGACATTGGACCCATGGTATAACCTTTGAGCTCGTTGTATCCTCCACCAAGACTGTCAATATCTTTACTGTTTATATGAACTGGGAGTTTTCCATCCTTAAGTGGAATTACTGCTTCATCCTGGCCACCTTCGCCAATCACTGCACGGGTACCTCCTGGTCTAGCCGGTACTATACCTCCATCTGCTAACTGAATATCGCCGCCTTCGTTTTTGGCCACACTAAAGTGCATAGCATCTTTTACTGAAGTCCAATTGCCTCCCCATCCCAATCCCATTTGTTTTGCCACACTGGCAACATTTGCTGGCATATCTGTAACCAGTTTAGAACCAAAAGGATTAGCACTTGGATTAATATCAATGGCGGCACCGTGAGCATGAACACTTTTTACTCCTGGTTGTCCCCGGACGTCACGATCAACGTATCCGCCAAGAGAGTTGATTGCATATCCCTGACCATCGAGCCAATCAACTAACCCTTGAAATCTTGGTGCGTATTTTTCATTGACCGATGTACTTGGGCCACTTTTACTACTTATTCTTGTTAATTTGGGTTTTTCTTCCTTGCCGCCTCCACTGCCAACTGCTGCATGAGGTTCCGGACCAGTCATTCCTTGAGGCGCAGGTGCTGATGAACTAGCTGCTCCCCCGCCACCAGCTGCTGGTGCTGCGCCACCAGCACTGCCTGATGCTGGTGCTGCCGCAGATGGTTTCATAAGTGCAGCAGCTCTTTCTGCTTTTTGTTTTTTTCTACGTTCGTTGGTTTCTCTTAGCTGTGCTTCTCTTTGTTCTCTAGCAGTTTGCTGACTTTCGGCGGCTGCAAGATCTGCGGCTTTTTGTGCTGCGGCTTTTTGTTCTTTTGTGGCGTTTGCATCAGCTGCGGTTGCTCGAGCTTTGTCGGCTGCTTCTAATGCTGTTTGAGTTGTAGCTCCGTGTGTTTGTTTTGCTTGAGCTAGGGTTTGTGTTTTTTTCCGTTCAGCATCTCCGGTCATTTTTCCTAACCATTTTGCCGCCGCCAATGCTGCTTCAGCCAATGCAAGATTGGCTTCACTAGCTGTATGTGAAGTTGAAATGTACGTATCCATTCCAAGATTAACCAGTCTTTGCTGTTTTAATTGTGTTTCTCTAACATTGTTTTCTGCTTCAGCGGCCTTCTTGGTTGTAGGATCTTTCAACATGTCCGCACGTTCTTTGGCTGCTTCGGCAAATAGTTTTCCTAAATCTTTGTTGAAATTTTGTTCAGCCAATCTACGTTCTTTGTAGGCTATAAACACATCACCAGCAACACCCATTCCAGTGATGCCTGCCATTGATTCATTGAGTTCTTTGCCAGATTTAGCTTGTGCTTTCATGGCATCGTACATGTCATCATTGGTTCCGTTTACATCTCTTAATGTGTTTACAAGTTGTTGGCCGCCTTCGCCGTATGACATGAAAAACTTTTGATTTTCACTTGATGTTCCAAGAAACCCAGTCAAACTGTCTCTAAGTCCTTTAGCAGATTGTGTGCCATACATCTTTTGTTGCATGATAATGGCATTTTGAATTTGTTCTGCTTTTTTTACACCTTCTTCGCCTTGCGATCGCATGTTGTCCAAGAATGAGCCAAATATGTCTTCGGCCATTGCTTCATCAAGAATTTTTTGTTGTTCTTCTCTATTGGCTCCAGTGATACGTGTGAGCGCATCAGTTTCTGCCACATATTTCATTACCGCAGTACTGCTGGTATCCATTTGTGCTTTGGTGCCAGCTGTGAGCAATCTTTGTTGTTTAATATAGGCCATGGCTGCTTGGGATTGCGCTTCTCTATCCAAGCCCATTTGCTCCATTTGAACCCGTTGATCTTTGCTCAATGATGACATTGTGTTTTCAAAGATCTTGCGGCCTTTGTTTACTGATCCTCCAAACATGGCAAGATCACTGGCATTTTCGTTAACAAGTTTGATGTAGGCACCAAACTTTTCTGTGCCCATGCCAACTTTTTGCAAGCTGTCAAACACATCCTGCATGCCGCCTGCACCTGCGGCACCTGCCTTGGCCATGTCTTGATAGGCTTTGTATATCTCGTCAGTTTGTTCGGCAATCAACTTACCAGACTTGATCAACTCACTGGTTAGCAATCCTATACCAGCAACTAGACCTTTGACTAGTGGACCACCTGGTACCAACAGCGCCAAAAATACGCCAGCATATTTGGCTGCTTCGCCCATGGCATCAATAGAAGCAGCAGCGGCTTTATTGGCACTGCTACCTTTGTATACTTCTTTCTGGTAGTTTACAAAAACTCCGGCTAACGCTTTGGCTGCTTCAGACGCTGCATCCATTTTGGCAGCAAATTTAGAAGCAGCTTCTTTGGCATCTTTGTCCGCTTGGGTCGCTTTGAGTTGCTCTGCACTTTGGCCGTAAAGCATGCCAGAAAATTGACTCAATGCATTTGTAGCATTGGTTAATTCTTCGGCTAATCGTCTTGATTCTTCTTCTGTTGCAGCCATCTGTTATCACCTATAAGTAGAAGTATATTTATAGGTGCAAATATGACCCAAACTGCGAACCCGTTAAAATCTTTTTTCCGACAACCTGCCATTTACATTCGACTGCCCAGTGACGGGCAATTTTGGCCCAACGGAGCGGTTGACGTTCCGGTCAATCGAGAACTGCCAGTGTTGCCCATGACTGCCATGGATGAAATTACCTATCGCACACCTGATGCACTTTTTAACGGAGCAGCCATAGTGACTGTGATACAAAGTTGCATGCCAAACATCAAGAATGCCTGGCACACACCCAATTGCGATCTAAATGCCATCCTCACTGCTATTCGCATTGCCAGTTACGGAAAGGCCATGCCACTTTCCACTGAATGTCCGGCTTGCAATGAAATCACTGATGTTGAAGTAGATTTACAGGCTGTACTATCAAAACTTGGCATGAGTGACTATGCAGAAACTGTCAAACACGGCGATCTTGAAATTTATTTTACCCCAATGGATTACAAGAACCAAACTGACGTTAACCTGCTGCAATTTGAGCAACAGCGCATTCTCAATCAGTTGCCCAATGCCGACATGTCTGACGAAGAAAAATCCAAACGCATGAATCTTGCAGTGACAGCCATTACAGAAATCACAATAAAAGCAATCAAAAACAGCATCAAGAGCATACGCACTCCACAGGCACTGGTCACTGAGCCTGAGTTTATTGAAGAATTTTTGAAAAATTGTGATCGAAACTTGTATATAAAAATTAGAGATCATGCAATCAAACTGCGGGTAAATGATGACTTCAAACCCATTGATATGCAATGCCCTGAATGCCAACATGTATATCAACAACAGTTCACATTGGATACAGCGACTTTTTTCGACAACGCCTCCTGACCGCTGACCCTGAACAGATTGCTAACATAATTGAGAGTATGGAGCAGGAGGCCAAGTCAATTCGTGAAGAAAGTTTCAAATTGGCTTGGTACATGCGTGGCGGTATAACCTACGATCAAGTGCTGTTGCTCAGCAGCAGCGAACGTTCAATGATTTCTGAACTGGCCAAAGACAACATGGAAACAACTAAAAAATCTGGATTGCCTTTCTTCTAATGGACTTAGATACAGTCAAACAAGATATTGAAAACTGGATTGTGAACTTTGTAGAAGTTCCACATCCTGCTCTTGGCGGCTGGGCACCGTGTCCATACGCACGGTCAGCAAGAATGAAAAAAAGCTACGATGTGCATGTTGGAGTTGATCCCTACTTTGATCTTAAAAATCGAGCACGATGGGGCATGGGCAACAAAGAAGTTATTATCTATGCTTACGATCCTGTGGAATGGCCATACGAATTATTCAGTGACAGTTTGAAAAATGCCAATCGTGAACATTTGTTACACAACAATATCCTTGCACTAGAAGATCATCCCGCAGACGTCGAAATGGTCAACGGCGTGTGCATGAACCAAGGCAAGTATGCGCTGGCGCTAGTGCAAAGTCTCAGCGACCTAAACACTAAAGCCAAGCTCATGGCCGAAAAAGGTTTCTATCACAACTGGCCAGAAGAATACTTGCAAGGGCTGTTTGAACATCGTGAAGATCCAAGATGAGTTACCAGTTTGCCAGAATTGATCTCAGCCAAACCAACTACACGCCAAGTGTGAAGTGGGAGTACTTGCATGAGCCCAACATCAAACAGCTAAACTCTATCTATCGAGACTATTGCAAATACAAACATTTTGCGTCAGTGATGCCTATATTTGACTGTCGTTACACAGACCCAATGACAGATGTAATAGGATACTACGATCAAGATCGGTTGGTTGCATTCAGTTTGATCCGACGATATGATGATCATAACGCACTGTGCGATCAATTTGCATGGAACTACAACAATCCTAAGTTGAGATTGGGAATTGAAACAATGAAAGCAGAGTGTGCTATCTACAAGGCTCGGGGATTCCGATATCTGTACCTTGAGCAAGCACACTTATACAAATCTAGCATGGCGGGATTTGAAATACTAGGACCACTGGAGTAATTATGGATTTATACACAATTTGGGCAGACAAAGAAGGCGACATCTCGGACCTTGACTGGGTTAACGGAATGAAAAGTTTCTTTGATCATTTGATTTCCGAAGGCAAGATGGAAACATACAGAATCACTAGATGCAAGATGGGGTTCCGGTCAATTGCAGACATGCCCGAATGGATGATCATAATGGAGTTTAAGGACATGGGGCAAATGGACTCAGCTTTCAAACGAGTGGCGCCACTTGAAGGCGAACTGGAAGTCAAGCACAAGTCATTCAATCAATTTGTGTCAGGCAACATTCAACATGCCTTGTTTAGAGATTGGCCGGATCAAAACTTATGAACATTCTCGATCATGTACCTGTAGTACCTGATTGGCCCAAACCAGGTATTAACTTCTTTGACATAACTGGCATTCTTGCTGCACCAGCGGCATTTGATTACTGCTGTGGATGGTTAAAGCATCAAGCACATTGGTACAATGCTTCCAGTCTTGTGGCTGTGGAAAGCCGTGGCTTTGTGTTTGCGGCACCTGTAGCAAGACAGTTAGGACTTCCATTGATACTGGTACGTAAACGTGGCAAACTGCCCGGCACCACAATACAACACAGCTATCAAACTGAATACAGCACTGATACCATTGAAATGCACCCACACGCTCCAGTAGGCACACATCCATTGATTGTGGATGACTTGTTGGCCACCGGCGGCACCATAATGGCCACAGCAGATCTAATTCGCAGTCATTGGACTGACACAAAAATTTCTGCTGCTGTGATCATAAACTTGCAAAACTTGCCTGGAGGTACAGCATTGACTCAGCACAATATTATGTGGGAAGGGATGGTCAATGTCGATGAATGACATTGTTTTAATTGCTATTCGAGCAGAAGCACCGGATCTTGGTCACATGATGAACTTGTTTTACACAGGTGTAGGCAAGGTCAATGCTGCTATGACTGCCAGCGAAGTTATCACAAAGTATCGTCCCAAGCGTGTGATTAACTTTGGCACAGCCGGCGGCATAACAGTCGCACCAGGATTCTATCAATGCACTCGGTTTGTGCAAAGAGACATGACTTGTGAAGCATTAGGGTGTACCCCAGGACAAACTCCTTTTGAAACTGCTGTGCATATCGGCAACACCTCTGGCCTAACTTGCAGTACCGGCGATAATTTTGTGATGAATCCTGCACTCACAATTCCAGCAGATGTAGTAGACATGGAAGCCTATGCCATTGCCAAAGCATGTAAGAAATATGGAGTTGAGTTTGTGTGTTGGAAATACATTAGTGATCAAGCCAATCAGAACGCACATAGTGATTGGCAACAACAAGTTGCTCAGGGACAATCACACTATGTCAACAAACTCAAAGAGTTTAACTTAATATAAGACTTGCTACGCAAGTCTATTAACTTCGCTTGCGCTCGTTAATGTGATTGATTTCAAGAGCGAAGCGATTAAGTATTCATGTAGATTGATCTAGTCAGACGGAACCGTTTTGCGCGGTTCCGCTGTTGTCTTCATGTGAGTATCACTAGCCAAGACATTGGAAGTAGGTAATTTATTATACACCGTATGCTAAAGGACTCTGTGCTTTTCCTTCCTACCACGATACACATATTAACATGTGCTCTAAACCTCGTTCCTAGTGTTTAGATTTTTATAGCCGGTGTTCTTGTATGCTAACATTCATACTATATCAATGCGTCGGCCTTATTGTTCTAGCCTCAGACTCACTTCCAATTTTTCAGGATAGTCAGATTTACTGACGGGAGTGCCTCAATATGTCACGTGTCCGGTTATTCCCCGGTTTTTCCACAGCGGTATTACAAACTGGCCCGCCAACCTTAGGTGTTAGTTGATTTTAAATTTTGTTTATAATGTGTGAGCCATGCACACGAACTTGAATATGGCCGTTATAATAATCTGTTGATTCTAATACTTTTCTTGTGAACTGTTCTCTTGCTTCAATGTACGAACATTCTGATTTTGATTTACAATAGTAAAGTACTTCTCTGGTAAAGTTTTCGGTGCCTAGTTTGATTACGTCTGCGGTTAATTCTGGGCTTGACCCATAGTACTCTCTCCAATCTGAATCGATCTTTGATCGTATCTTCTTCCGCTTCTTTGTGCCGTTCTTTTGAGTGACTGTTTTGTATGTTGTCTTTGAAAATTTTGCTAATTTTTTGCCTATGTACTTGCGTCCAGATAGATTATTTGTGATTAGATAAACAAAACCTACACATTCTTCGGGCAGTGTCTCAATTGGGGTATCTTGATAAAGCCATGTCATGTGCAAATTTGATTATGTGCTATAGTTAGTCCTTTTACCAAGAAGTGGCGTA